CGCAGCCAATTGGAGCTCAAGCGGAAAATGACAAAATGTTTTTTAGCGTATTATCAAGCATTGCGACGTTCATCACCGGAACACTAGCTGGATTAATGATTTCTACTGGTGGCAATAAACAAGATAAAAATGGCAACGGGATTCCAGACGACGAAGAGTAAAATGAATATTTCACCAGAAATGATTGCATGGAACAACTGTGCGTTAGAAGACCTTTGGATTTTTGATAAATTAATTGTTGCTAAAAAAGCAGGTCATTTGTGTGGTCCACGTGGAATACCTGTTCCAAAGCCAGGTAAGTATTTTGTAAAGCCAGTCATTAATATTGAAGGTATGGGAGAAAGAGCTCGAGTAGAGTATCTTCAGCAAGATACGTGCCATCTGCACCCTGGCGAATTTTGGTGCGAAATATTTACCGGTGAACACATTAGTGTTGACTATAAAAAATACGAACCAATATTATCTGTTGTTGGGACCAAACATGATAAACATCCATACAAAAGATTTACTTACTGGGAAAAAACAGAACAAACACATCCTCTTCCACATTTTTTGGGTCTCGTTCCCCTTAGGTATGAAACAATTAATTGTGAGTTTATTGGTGGAAAATTGATTGAGATACACCTGCGTGGTAATTCAGATTTTTCACACAATAATACATCAATGATTCCAGTATGGAAAGATGAACACCCAGAAAACTTTGATGTTAACTTTCATTACACCCACCTAATTAGGGATGGTTATCGTTTTATTGGCGATAATGGTGAAGAGTTAGAGCGCCTAGGAATTTGGGTTCGTTAGTTTTAAATAAACAAACTTTTTTTAGCGTACTTAGCAATACCGTAGTTATGATCGCGCATACTCAATGAAACTAAAATATAATCAGACAAATGAGAATCTATAAATCTTCTATTGTCAGCTGAGTGGTATTCGATTAAAAAAATATCTGGCTGAAAGTTTATAGCACTAAGGATCTCTACTTCATACCCTTCGGTATCAACCTTGACTATATCAGCCTTAGGAAGTTTTGACCCAGGAAAAACATCTATTGTTTCGCCATCTTCACGCTGTTCTTCACCTTGGATTAAAGAAGCCTCACCAATGTTGTTCTTTCCGTAGTAAATTTTCTTTTTTTCTTTTTTCTTACCAATAGCTACATTGTTAACTTCTACATTTGGAATGTCAGAAGTATTAGCCTTGAGCATTTCAAAAGTATTTTTAACTGGTTCATAACAATGTATTTTTGAATTGGGCCATCTGTAGTTCGCCCATCTAGCAAAACCACCAATGTTGGCACCTATGTCCAATATTATTGGGTTAGGATTATTGTAGCCAATGTTATACTCTCCATTAAATATTTTGGCAATGTGCGTGATCATATCATCAGGTATTATCATAGTTAAGCGTACTGCTTACCTTTCCATTTCTTTACTTTCCAAAAAACAGTAGTAGTATATCTCTCTCCAGAAGTTACTGTTTCAACACCGTGTGCGTAATTTGCGCCACCAGGGAAGTATACTAGCGTTCCAGCCTTAGGCTTAAACGATATATCATATTGGCTAAAGAAAAAATTTCCGCCCTCATAATCATCGGTATAGTATAAAACATTGCTTAAGTCTCGCCAAGATTCACACACCTTGTCAGCGTGCTCATTGAGATGATCGCCAGGCAAGTATCTTGCTACCTGGTTGAACACCCCAGGCTCTACCTCACAGTCAAACTTCTCTTCCAAAAGTACTTGAACTTTTTGCCTATAAAGATCCATCAACTCAACTAATTCTTTGTCTTCATTAAATTTTAATATAGCTAAAGGAAATTCTACTGGATTAGCGTTTTCAACAAATCCTGTTTTTTTAATAAAATCATTAATTATTTTTAGGTGTTCTTCAGAGATAAAATTTTCAACTATATAAATGTTTTTTACATCTTCAGAGTCTATAATTACATCTTCTGAACCTTCGTAACTGTACCCGCTATTATTTTTTGTATACATTTTAATACCAAACTGGCTTTGAGCCTTGTGTAATAATTTTTTTAATTTTTGAACCCGGGCCTGCATTTATTGAATAGGTGGTGCATCTGTTATCCCAAACTATTATATCACCAGTGCTCCAGCTAGTCGAAAAAACATTTTGCTCATCCTGGAAAAACTCAAGCAAGTAAGCTAAATATTCTTGCCAAACATCATTGTCTTTGCCTATAGTAGAAGGGCCGCTATAGAATACTGATTCCCTATTTGTTTCTGGGTGGACCCTTAAGGCCGGGTGTTTGTATTCATGCTTGGATTGTCTTTGATGTAGATCTCTTGGATTTTTAATATTCCAACCAGTAATGTTGTGTTTGGTTATAAATTCAACAATTTTTGGATCCAACAAATTTCTTACTTTTTCTAAATCAACCCAACTAATTAAATTAGATTCTCCTACAGATTCAACAATCTTTATTACACATATATCCGCCACCTTAGTATCCCAGCACAGATCGTTTTGCCATCTCGCATAATAACCATACTCTCCAGGGCCAGCAGTTTGTAGGGGAGCAAAAAAAGAATAGTCGTAATCTTCGTCAACCAAAATTGAAGATTCAGCTGGAGCAAATACTTTAATAAAGCTTTCCTCATCTTCAATGTAAAGATTTTTAAATACTAACACTTTATGATCTAAAAGCAAAGTGGGATCGTTAACTGTTTGATTTTCAATTATTTTACCAAAATTAGACATACGACAATTATAGCATTTTATATCTTAAAAATCTTATACAATTAAAAATTGTTGTTAACCAACTAAATTGTAGATATCCAATAACATATTTTCAATCTCTTGATGAGTGAACAGTTCTCTATTTTGTTTTGTTACCTCTGATAATAGTGACTCAACTGATGCCTTAACGCTAGCAAGTTTTGCGTCGTCTTTATTTAAAAGTAATCTACTCATATTTAGTCCTCGTCATTTTGTAGCATTTGGTGCGTGTAGTGCACAGCCAAAGCAACACCAGTAGCTATCATAGCCATCTTTCTTGTGTCACCTGACAGTGTAATAAATACTACCACGCTACCTGCTAATGTAAATGATAGAGCAGCTGTTTCCTTGGCGAACTTCTTGATGAAGCCCCATGGGCTGAACTTTCTTTCCATTGTACCCTCCTTGTATTTAAATATACTATTTCTTGTGAAATTTCCGTTTTCGTCTTCTTCTGGGCCAGCTATTTCTCCAGCTGGTTCATCGCCTTCTTCTTCCCTCTTGCTGCGTCCTTCAGTATTAGTACTGCCAGATCCACCAGAGCCACCTCCAGAACCACCTGTAGAGCCTCCAGAAGGGCCTCCTGTGGCTGCAGCTCCAGCAATACCAGCAATAGCTGTAGAAGCTGCTATAAGCGTTCTACGGCTTCCTACGTCAACCTGTGAGCCAACTGGAACGTAGTCATCCAACCCTTCACCGTAGATGTCAATAGTAGCTTCAAAGGTATTCTTAATTTCCTCAGGAGCATTAGTTACAGCCTCAACAAGGGCTGCCTCTTCAGCTTGGGTTAAATCTCCAACTGGGATAGTTTCAAATATAGTTTGAGCTTGGTCTGTATCAATACTTTCAAGAACTTTAGAACTACTTGCAAGGTCTGTAGCCTGGCTTTCGGTTACACCATTTTCTAAAACCTTGTCAACAGCTTCAGCTACTTGCTCTTGAGAAACTGTATCAGATTCAAGTACATTTAAAACTTCAGTAAATTGTTCATCAGTAATATTTTCAGTAATAATAGAATCTATAACTGCAGTAAATTGTTCGGCCGAAAGTGGTTCATCAAAGACTGCGTCAAGAACTGCAGCAAATTGTTCTAAAGAAACATCAGCTGACAATACTGCATCGAGTGCTGCCACTAATGCTTCTGGATCTGCGTCTGCAGTAAACACGGCATTGAGGACTTCGGTCAACTGTTCTGTAGATATATCAGAAGTTAAAATATTTTCTAACACTGCAGCTACTTCTTCACTGGAAGCGCCATCTATATTATTAACTATATTATTTATTTCTTGATCAGTAAAATCAGTTGTTGTATCTGGCACAGTAGTACCAGGAGGTTCAGTTGATACTGTTTCAGGTTCTGTCGTTGTTGTATCTGGCTCTGTCGTTGTTGTATCTGGCTCTGTCGTTGTTGTGGTTGTTTCTTCAGGCAGCGTCACCTCTGTGGTTGTTGTGGTCTCTTCTGGGAGTGTGGTCGCTGGCTCAGGCTGTACAGGAACGACTATTGCCACTGGCTGTGTGGTTGTTGTTGGCGGTTCCGTTGTTGTTGTTATTATTGAACTACTTGTAGAAGTTGAATTTGGATCAACAGTAGTACTCGTAGAGTTTGGGTTAATCGTACTACTTGTAGATGAACTTGTTGTATTTGGAACAGTTGTTGTAGTAGTAGTGGTTGTTGTAGTAGTTGTGGTGGTAGTTGTAGTGGTAGTTGTGGTGACTACCGTGTTTGAGTCATCTACGTACGAGTATCCGCCAACGATATCTGTGCCATTATCATCAAACGTATTGTTACGGGCAGTTGACCATGAATTAACATCTACGCCGTTATATGATTTGGTTCCATTATTAAAATAGTTATCAAAGACTATTGCAATTGTGTTATTTCTAAATGTGTTTCCCTCAATTAATTGGTTGTCAACACCAGGGGTCCACGACGTTGGAATCCACGAAAACGTCTTTACTGCATATGTATTTCCTGTAAATGTTGAATTTAATACCTGCAATCGGTTAAGACCCTGAAGCTGGAGGGCTACACCGTTGCTTCTAAATGTTGAATTATTAACTTTTACAAAACGTTCTGTCCCAACAGCTGTTCCATTGTTCTCAAATAAAGAATTATTTATATAGATGCGGTCTGAGTAGTCTGAATCTGTCAAACTTTTTGTGCTCGGTGTTGAACCATAGTCTGAGTTAAGTCCGCCGTTTAAATATGTAAATTCACAATTATTAAATGTTGAGACAGCACTATTTCTTTGATGCCATATGTAACCATTTGAAGCTGTAAACTTGACATTGTTAACTACGAATGTTCCATTATTTGTCCATACAATTCCACCAGTTGCGTTCTTGCCTCGCTTAAACGTCATATCTTCTATATTTATAGTTCTTGAACCATTGTTGTAAATAGAACGATATAAATTATCTCCATCAATGATTGTAGTTGTCATGCCTGTGCCTGTGATCGTCACTGCATCAGTGATTGCTGGAAGATCAGATGTAAGCGTAATCGTCCCGGTATTACTTGCGTCGAACGTAATCGTATTTATCGTTGTAGAAGCATTTGCCGCGTTGATCGCCCAGCGCAATGAGCCAGCGGAGCCATCATCTAATAGATTAGTCACCTTGACGAATGTTGGAGCTGGGACTGTGATAGAAGCTGGTGAGTTCGCTGTAAGTGATCCGATTGAATTTGTCTTTGTTACTTGGACTCGGATCTGCTTACCAACTTCTGTTGAGTTGACGACGTACGCAGAAGCTGTTGCGCCAGAGATATTTGCCCATGTGCACGAAGTTGGGTCACAAGACTGCCATTGATATGTGGTTGATGTGACGGCTGAGCCACCATCTCCCCAAGTTCCATCGTTGGCTGTAAGTGTTTCTCCATACGCAATGTCTCCAGATATTGATGTTCCACCAGAGGTAGTTGGAGCCGTAGCACCCTGAAGTATTGCAAAAGATTGAGCAACTGTTGCTGCTGCTACATAGGAGTTATTTGAAGAACTATTTGCCGAAATTGTGCATGTTCCGGTTTGGTTGGCTAATACTGTGACGGTAGCGGTCGATACACCGTTGCTATGTGTTGAAGACCCAACAGTGCACTTAGATGTTGTGCTTGACGTAAACGTTACAGATTCTCCCGACGTTGCCGAAGCTGTGATACTAAACGTCTGATTTGATCCTGAACGGATTACGTCTGAAGGCTGAGCAAAAGTAATCGTATTTGGACTTGCAACAGATATAGCTGAATCAATATACATTGACGCACCTAGTGCTTTTCCGCCAGTTGCATCGTAAGTTCCGTTTACAAATCTGAATCTGTAATAACCACTAGATGGAACAACTCCAGTAGATGTAACCCATGTTTGATTTTGACCTCGTCCATAAGCAACAAGTGTTGAACTTCCACTTGACCCATAGTCGTATCCCGAACCAGTCGATTGAACCTGCACTAAATACCCATACGCCTCGTAGTCATCAGCACCACCAGCTGCTGCCCAGTCAAATGAGATTGCTTGCCCCTGCGTTGCTGGAAAGGCTTCAGTCCATATTTCTGGTCCAAAAGCTGAACCGTAGGTTGCGTGGCCGCCACAG